GGTCAGGTCGCCGAGCTGCTGCTGGAACCCTTCCGGCTTGATGCTGATCATCTTCGGCAATACCTCGGCAGGCCGGCGATGTGCTTACGCAGCGCCGTGATCATCAGTTCGCGTCGCTCGACTCCGGCTCGGAGATCAGAAACAACCTGTCCATCAGCGGCAGCAAGGAGGGCTCTTCCTGCATCAGCGCTGCCGGTGGCTCCGGGAGCCTGGTGCACTCCGCCTGCGGGGCAGCGGGCTTTGACGTACACGACGCGAGCACCAGTGCCGATAGCATCGCGGCGCAATTGGTTTTCTTCATGGGAGGCCTGTAGTGCTGCTTGGTAGGTTCGGGCCAGGGCATCGGTCTGGACCTGCGCCTGGGTTTCGCGCTGGGCCTGCTGGGCCATGGCGGTGATCGTCTCGGCGGATTGCTCGACGGCGGCCTGCAGGTCATCACGCTGAGCGGTCACATGATCGAGGCGCCAGAACACAAGCGCGGCTACCAGGCGACCACCAACCATGGTCGCCAGGTCACTGATCGATCCTCCGACCAACCTTGAACATGAACGTCGGCTCTTGATCGAGCATCGAGTTGACGATGCCCTCGATGACCGAGAACAGGGAGACGACAAGTTCAAGCGGCGCCCACTTGGCGAACGCCAGCGGGCAATAGCTATCGACATCCCCCAGCCACATCGGAATGCCGTAATAGCTCCCATGGTGCGAGACGCCGATCTGTCGAGCTTCGGCTTTCGTCGTGAACCCGAGCATCATTCCCCCTTGAGCGCAGCACGCGCCCATTCGAGCCGGGCGTTGCGATCCTCAGCCCCGGTGAACGATCCGTTTATGCGGAGAGTAATCTTCTCGAAACGGCCTTGGTCAGCCAGGTCGTTTAAACCCCGCGACTTCCAGAACCACCCCGCGGCGATTGCTGCCCAGGTCCGTTGCTCGAGCAGTTCCGGTTGCGCCACCAGTGGCAGCGCCAGGGCGCGGGCGGCTTCGGCGTAGTTGTCGTGTCCGGTGATCATGATCAGGCCACGACCACGGTATCGATACCCATCGCCTGTATCCGGTGAGCCGTTGCCCATCCGGTTTGCGTAGACGCGGTTGGCGATGCGCTCGGGCTGGCGGGCATACTGGCGAGCCTCTACCGGGTCGAACCGCTTCGGCCAGGTCTTGAGCAGCCCCTCTGCGGAGTAGTTCAGGTTCTCGACCAGGCGCTTGAGGCTCTGGCTTTCGTGCCCGACCTGAGCTAGGAACATCGCCACACGCTCGGGCGTGTTGATCTCGAACCGGGCCATGGCGCCGTTGATGTGTTCGACCCAGGTCGAGGCAGTAGCAGCACCGCAGCCGGTAGCGCGGTCGAGTTGGTCAGCGGTGATCTTCATCAGCCCACCTTCCTTTCCGCCCAGCGTGCGCCCAGCTTTTGCACGGTGCTTACCCCGAGGACACCAACAAAGCCGGCGGCGAAGAACTGCCAGGCAGGGCTCCAGCCAAACTCCTTGGCGGTGAGACCGACAACCATGACCAGCATCGCGCCAAGGGCCGCCTCGATCAGTTGCCGAACAATGCTCGGCTCCTTCCCCTCGTACTGGGTACGGAGCCAGGTAAGGATGAAGGCGAGCCCCATCGCCAGCCCTTGCTCGCGCAGCGCGAGCAGCACCGTGGCCCAGAATGACGGGTCCTTCTCTGGCATCTTCATAGTCTCGATATCCCCTCGGCGGGGCGGAAATGAAAAAGCCCAGCGCGAGGGCTGGGCCAGGGATAGGTGCAGGTACGGCCTTTCAAGGGGGCCGTGCGCCCCGCAGCGCAATGCGCCACCTGCAGAAACGGAAAAGCCCAGCTCGAAGGCTGGGCTCTTTGTTGCTCGATCCTCAAAACGCGCAAGATCGGCAGGATGGGATAAATATTGATGGAGTGATGACAGCAAGTCAAGCCCTATGCCGCATCCTTGGCCAGCAAGCCCTCCGCGTTGAGAATCTGCTCGGCCGCCACCAGCGCCTCGTCGACCATTTCGTCGAGAACACGATGAATCTTCCTGCGCCACTCACGCCGAGTCGATTCGGGCTTTCCATCGAGATCCCATGTGTTCATGTCGTAGAACTCATCCGGCAGGACGATCATTCCAGACGATCGAGCCATAAGGCGCTTCCGCTTCACTCGCTCTGCCTCCAGCGCGGCGCGCACGGCCCTGGCCTGCTTTTCTGGTGATCCGTCCACTGGGATTTCGACAGAGACGGTTTTCCGCAGCGCCGGCTGGACACCCTTCAGTTTCGGAATCGCCCAAGTCGTTATAGCCTTGTAGAGGAAAAGAGCAGGAGCCGGCGTTGCGACCACCGACCGCAGAAGAGAGATCGCCTGGACTTTCTTAGCCTGGTGAGTGCTGTACTTCGCCACCAGCGCCGCCCAGTGGCGCGGAATGAGTTGGTCATGCAAGCGAGCATGTACCCAGCAATCGATTTGCTGCCTGAGATCAGCGGATACCATCACTCCGCCACGACGACCAGGCTCGCCGGCCTGATAGAGCTTTTGCCATGCCTGCTTGCTTGTGTTGTCGATGCAGTCTGCTGCCAGCGCCGAAACGACCGCACTTGAAACGCTTTCGTAAATCATCGTCCTCTCCTCCGGCGCGCGTAGCGCCAATGGCTGGTCAATCCCCTCGAAAGTGAGCGCCGCCAGCGCCCTTCCGGTTGTTCTCTTCTCGCGCCAGCCTGCTCGCCTGGCGTCGCTGCTCTTCCAGCAGCCGCTTTACCCACATCCGCAGTTGCACCACCGCATCCCGCTGCTCCAGCGCCAGCCCCGTCACGCCATCGACGAACCCCGCTGCTCCACAAGCGGCGCAATCGATCTCGTGGAACACGCCACGGCTGTACCCTTTTCCGTGGCAAACGGGGCACTGAGCGAGCAGGCGTGGCTTGGTCGTCAGATCTGGACCATGTGTCTTTTTCATGCCAGCGCCTCGATGGTCACCAGAACCTCGCCCCCAGCTTTCACCTCGCCTCGAACAATCCGCAGGTCATCTACCAATCCGTCGTCATCCCAGGCGCCAGCCTTGGTCAACGAGTCAAGGAGCCCTTTGAGGAGATTGTCGAGGTCGCGCTTTCGCCGATCTGGCGGGGATGCATGGATAACAACCCGAACAGGCCCGGACGTCCTCCTGATGCCTTGTGCAAGGCAGTGCTGCAATACCGATCGGCGATAACTCCTGCCGCGCTCGCTGATCAGCGTTCCGGACTGCGTGTTCCGGTAGTAGGTGTTGTTGCTGGGCGGCCAGGGAAGGCGAATAGAGATCATGCTTCCACCTCGCCACCGTCTAGCCATGCGAGGAACCCCGCCGGTATGTCGTGCCCCTCCTCCGCCAAGATCGAGGCGCATTTCGAAAGCAGGTCCGATTGGGTTCCGTACTCAGCCTCAAAGCGCGCCTTGTACGGGTGAACGGCGACCCCGGTGAAGCCCGCACCGCCGTAGCCGTTTTGATGATGCCCAGCGCACAGCGGCAGCACATACCAATGCGCGTGGGGCTTCGTCCTGCCGTCGACGTGGTGAATGCTGCAATAGGTGTTCACGATCCCCATGGACACCCGACAGGCGATGCACCCCACATGGCGCGCCAGCAGGTCGTGCCAGCGCTTCTGCTCCGAAGTAACGGCCCGCCCCTTCACGCGACCTCCCGCGGGAAGGTGATCTGGTGATGGCGCTCGCAAACACCGCACGCCTCCTTCGCAGTCGCAACCGGGGTGCAAATGAATTCACCCTGTACGCTGGCCCGGTAGTGAGCCTCACCGGCGACCAGGAGCTTGCAGACCTTGTAGGGTGGCTGGGTATCGCTAACCATCAGATAGTCGTTGAGTACGCTCCACTTCATGAGCGATCTCCTCCTTTGAGTTGTTTTCGAAGCTGCGCAAGCGCAGCAATTCCAACGGATTGGGTTCGCGGCTTCTGGTGGGTGACCTCTCCCTCCGGAACCTTCCCGAGCGCCTCGCCGCGCGCCAGCTTCTTGATGATCTGCCGGTAGGAGATCTCCAGCGCCGCCAGCCCATCCTTTCTTGCCAGAGCCTGCAGCCGGCTGAATCCAGCGCCAGCGGCAGCCCAATACACCGCAGGGCAACTCCATTTCGCTGCTCCGACCATTGCCGGGTGGGTGTTGGCCAGCGCCTCGCGATATGCGTCATCAAGGGATGGCAGGCCGAAGACCTCAGGAGCCCAGCACCAGGCGCAGAACTGGCCGGCAGATGGAACAAGCGGCCTTGCCTGCGCGCTCAACGCTCTTACCCCGGCCTGCAGTTGCTCGCGGCGCGTAACCTGTTGCCGGACGATCTCTGCCAGCCACTCCGCCTTCGCAGCGTTCTCGACCTCATCGTTGGGCCAGGAGCTTCGCCATCCAGGGCAGATCGCCTTGATCCGCAAGAACAACCGGTCGACCTCGCCTCTCGTCTGTGGATCGACCTTCACCGCCGGCTGGGACAAGGGGCGCAGCCCAGCGCCCTGATTCACATGCGCCAGCACAGCACCGACCGATTGAGGCTCGAACTGCCTGCGGGTCATAGCTGCACCTGATCAGTCCAATCGGTCGACGGCGCGGAACCGGCTGTCGCCCACTTCGTCCGGTAAGCGCCAGCCTTGGCCAGTAGCAACCCGAACTCATGGCAACTGTCGACCAGGAACTTGTCATCCAGCCCGACGAAGAACGCCGCTACCGCTGGAGCCTCGCCGCCGAGGGCGGCAACCAGTTGCTTCACCTGGGAGTTGACCTTGGCGTTTCGCACCGGCTGAACACCCCAGCGCGCCTCGTAGGCTGCCCGGTACGCTGCCCACACATTCCGGCAAGCCTCCTGCAGCGCTTCGCCAGCCGCCGGCCCGGAACGGGTCGGCAAAGGTGACGGTTCTCCTGATGGTTCCCTTGTAGGTTCTATTACGGTTCTGGGTGCAACATCTGCGGGGGTGGGTGCATTTGCTGCGGGGGTGCATATGCTGCTGGGGTGCATTTCCTGCGGGGGTGCATATGCTGCGGGGGTCACCGAGTACATGGTCGACCTGCCCTGGCGCTCCTCTACGCTCACAATCCCTGCGCCACGCAGCCACTTGATGGCCTGCTGTACCGCACGCTTCGACAGGCAGCAACGCATCGCTATGCTGTCAACCGCCGGCCAGCACACGCCCTGGTCGTTCGCCTGGTCTGCCAGCGAGATCAGTACCGCCTTCTGTGCGGGGCTCATGCCCTGGAGAGGCCAGCAGGCCGACATGATGATCGTGCTCACTGGCTCACCTCCGGCGACACATTTTCTTGATTCGTGATTTCGTGTCGCGACACACTATCGAGGATCACAGCTTGCCCTCCTCGATCTTCCGCGCCAGCACCGACAGCCCCTTGGCAGTGATGCGTACCTGGCTCGCCGCGCGCTCGTCGCCCTGGTCGTCACGACCGAGAACCGTCACCTTGTGCATGATCCAACCGTCTTGGATTCGTGGCTGATAGCCGATCCAGCGAGCAGAGCCGCTCCGGCGGTAGATCCATCGGTTCTGCTGGAGCCAGTCGAAGAGCCTGGAGGGACTGACCTTCAGGTGCTTGGCAGCATCCGTGATGCACATCGTTCCTGCTGCGCCGCTGAGTCGCTCCAGGGCCTGGACCTTGGGTGCCTGCTCATTGATGACCAATCTCAGCGCCTGGTTCTGCTCGGCCTGGTCGGCGGCGAGCCTGAGTGCTTCCGGCAAACTGGTTGGGATGCTCGGAACCTGGCTGGACTCCAGTTCGTGGAGTCGTCGAATCACCCGGTACCGAAGGGGAACGCTGTAACCAGAGATGAGGGTCTCGGTCAGGTCTCGGTCAAGGTGGAAATTCTCGGTGTACCCGCGGGAGTCGAGGTCTTCCCGGACATGGCTCAAATCTGAGCCATCCCTCCTCAACGCCTCCAGCATCTCCCGAATATCCCTCAAGACGTTCTTGTGCTTCTTGCCGGTCAGCTCAGCAATCTCACGACTGCTCATCGTCAGGACCGGTTGTTGGATGACTGCAACTTGTGACATATTCGTCTCCGTTGGATGTTCGGCACCGCCTACTGGTGCCTCCTCAGAAAGCCCGGTTGCAGCCGGGCTTTTTGCTGTCTAAATGGGTGCCAGGCCCACCGTGCTATCGTTTTGATTCCACACAGAACGGCCACGGAGGCCTGGCATGACTGATGCTGCTGAAGAAAGAATCCCGACCATCGACTTACAGTCCCTCCTAGACACGCTTAACGCGCTGCCCAAAGACACCCGCGTCGGCTTCAGCGGCCTGACCTTCTACCGAGTCAAGTGGCGAGGTCAGACGATGGTGAATATCGAGTTCAGCGAGCATGTTCATCGGAACTCGAAAGGTGAGGTTGTTGTTGAAGCTCCTGGGCCAGAGAACTGATCTCCCCAATCGCTTCATCAAGTGGCATCGGGCGGTAGGTCGAATCGTGCCTTCCGCCCATCCAGCCCGAAATGACGACAAGGCCATCCTCGCGAAGCTCAAGAACGATCGAAGGCCGGATGGCACGGCGGAGTTCGGTAGCCTGCTGCAACATGATCTGAGCATTCCGCTCCAGGTCATCCGCCAGCAGCAAATTCATTCCAAGGTCAACGCTCAGATCACGCTGAACATCCAGCCCGAGGAAGCGAGCCATCTTCGAAAGGAAAGTCACGGCGCCACCTCGGCACTGGATACCTGAACAGGGGTCAGAGCGGCCTGAACAAGCCCTGCGCATTCCCGTAGAGTTTCTTCTCGCTCGGGGTTTGATTGGCTGGCTGTCATGTCAGGCAACCGCCGACAGCACTTCCCACGGGAAAGCCGGACACAGGTCCTCTTTCTTGAATTTCCCGTCGGTCAGAACCTGAGCCCGCTTCGCAACAACAGGAGACATCCCGTGCTTTCCCCGGACCCATCCAGACACAGTGCTTTGGTCAACGCCGAGCTTCGCGGCGGTCTCGTCTTGAGTCCCAAAATGGGCGACGAGCTCTTTGTAGATGGTGGTCATAGCATCCCTCCTTATGGGAATACTCATAAGGTATCCCAGGGGAATACTCATTTGCAAGGATATGGGAACGCCCCTGATACTTTTCGGATGGAACTCAAAGACCGCATCAAGGCCGCGCGCAAGCACGCCAAACTCACCCAGGCTCAATTAGCTCAACGAGTCGGCCTGGACCAAACCTCAATTTCCAACCTTGAGCAGGGGAAGTCGCAGGGGTCGGCATATATTGCTCAGTTGGCTGCCGCTTGTGGCGTAAGCGCACTATGGCTCGCCGCCGGGCGTGGAAACATGAACAACAATGAAGAGGTTCCACCAGGAGCCCCGAGCGAAAAGGACTACGCCCTGATTCCCCAATACACTGCTCGCGGCGAGTGCGGCGATGGATATTTCAATGATCACGTAGAGACCACTGAAGGTTTGGTGTTCAAGCGAGATTGGCTGAAGCGGGTCAACTCCAAACCAGAGAACCTCTTCGTGATCTACGCAGAGGGCGACAGCATGGAGCCCTACATATTCGAAGGCGATGTGGTTCTCTTCGACGTGGCCAAGATAGAGCCCCAGGATAAGCAGGTGTACGTCATCAGGCGACCAGACGGCGGCGTCAGCATCAAGCGCCTGAATCAACAGCTAACTGGTGCTTGGCTCATTCGAAGCGACAACCCTGACAAAACCGCATACCCAGACGAAATCGCAAGCGAAACGTCAGTTCATGATCTACCGATCATCGGCCGCGTTATCTGGCGTGGCGGCGGAATCGGTTCCTAAGCCCCTCCAGCAACCCAACGAGCCCGCTTAGCGCGGGCTTTTTTTTCGTCCTGAGAAACCTCCGATGAGTCACCTCATAAAAAAATATGGGAATACTCATTGACAGTAAATATGAGCAGTCTCATACTCACCTCAACGCCGCAGAACAACGCAGCGCCAGGCCACCGAGCCGACCGCTCTTTCGACAATTTGGGAACCCTCTGCTGCGCCAACGTCGCGAGACGCTGGGAGAGGCAAAAGACGCAGCCCGAGCTGGGCCGGACAGTCCAGCCGTGCAAGCCCATGCGTTGCACGCGACGTCGCTCAAGTCACCTGCCAATAGACCAAAGAAGCAAACGCAGGAGTGGGAACGAACCCCGACAAGGAGAAGCGACCGAGATGACGCCAATAGGAGGAAACAGCCAATGCAGAGCTAAGCCCAGCCGATGTTCGGATCGGCGCCCCACGCATACCTGCCCTACTCACCAGGCCACCGGGCTGTAGTCAAGCGTGGAGTGAAACACCGTCCCCGACGACCAGCGCTGTATGCCGATTGAAGGCGCTGCGAGGGAAGCCCAAGGCCAAACACATCGAGTCCGAGCTGCTATCGGCAGTGGTGAGGACAGCACCACCCGCGGGTTGTAGAAGCCCAGTAGGCGAACGCGGGAGAAGCACCGATTTCTCAGATGCCCTTCGCCCTCCCGTGAGGGGCATCGAGGAAGTCAACACGCCCTGGAGGGCAAGACGATGAATGAAAAGGCCTCACTGGCTTTACGTCAGTCTCTTCGAATCATCCGCAGGGAGAACGACGTACACCGAGCGCGCATCGAGTACTACGAAACGGTCGG